GAAAAAATGGAGCAGTTACAAGCTCAAAGAGATATGAATGAAAATTTAGATAAAATGATGGATCAGCAAAGATGGATTTGTTGGGTATCTTCAGTTTCTTCTATTGGGTTAATATTGCTTTGCCTGTTGCCTATTATCCCAGAATCTAGAATTGATATGGTTACAGCCTTATTGTCAACTTATGTTATAGCTAATTTAGGTATTGTATCTGTATTTATGGGTGCAACAGCTTATTCCAAGAAAAACGGCCAATCGCTAAATATCGAAAAATAAAATTAAAAAAAGGCCAGAACTTATATTTAAACTTAACTGGTAAGCCTTATAAATTCTGGCCTGAAAAAGAAATAAGAAGAATAAACAAACAATTAAACAACGCAGAAAGAGCGTATCAAAAAAAGTTACTTATGCAAGAAATGTCGGAGGAAGAGGATGGTCCAGAATAATGTGGGCTAATTCTGCCCAGTTTTCTCTATCCATATTGCCTCTTTTATAGAATACAGACATATCCCTAAAATCTTGTGGTGATGGTCTATTGTACAACTCAATAGAGTTTTTGCCATGTATTAAAGCTGTAAAGTCTCTTTCTATCCGAATTAGTATCCAACTTTGACCACCATTTTTAATGTATTCTCTTGCCCATATTGCTTGTTGCAAACGATACCCAGTATTAATTCTTTTTTTAGGCCATTTAGGAACAAACTTTAATTCTATCCAGCCTGACTTCCCTTTAGATACATAGTGTACGTCAGGCATACCCAACATAACTCTGTTTTCAACTCTATAACACCTAAAAGGTAAATTGTTTCTTACTAATGTCCAAAATGATTTCTCACTCATTATCTTCCTCCCTTTATTGTGTTTTCAAGTTCTTTCATAAACATTTCACCCTTTAAAGTAAGTTTTATAAATTTTTCCACTCTTTTCTTAGGGTTCTCCCAATTTACGACTAAATCGTGACCTAATATGCCATGTCTATTCCATTTACTTAGAACTGCTACGTTCCGACTACAACTTGCTGAACTTATCCCAACTTTTTCTTTTAAAGATTTGCAAGTTTCATAATGGCCTGATTTACTACCTTCAGCTATCAAAATTAAAATTAATACAGCTTGTAGTTGCATTTCTTTATCAAGCTTTCTTAATAAATTAATACAATTTTTAAATCTAAGCGTTCCCATACTCATGCTTCTTCCTCCTCTAAAAATATTGAAATTGGGTCTTTGGTTATAACGTCTGCAATATTCTTTTTATCTCTCAATGCCTTGATAATTTTACTGTCGATAGATTTCTGGCATTCTATGTCAATATAAGTGACGTTGTTTTTAGTTCCAATTCGGTGGCATCTGTCTTCTGACTGCAATCTTTGTTCTAAATCGAAACTATTGGAATAATAAACGGCATATTCGGCAGCCGTTAATGTCAATCCAGTTCCCCCTGCCTGTGGAGTGCCGATAAAGTATTTTATGTCAGGATCGTTCTGGAAACGCTCAATTGCAAGCTCTCTGGCATCCGAATCAACACCACCATGATAGCTAACAGCCAAATCTCCTAATAGCCTCTCTATGGCTCTTATATCGGCTCTGAACCTTGCCCATATAATTGCTTTAGTGTTAATCCCCTCTAATATGTCTTTTAAAGCTTCAATTCGGGGGTTTTTCTCATCAATAGGTTGTACTCTCTCGTTTTCGGTAGGAAACCATCCGCATAATATCTGTTGTAGCCTGAGAAGCCTTGTAATAGCCTCTGGAGCCTCGATTACGTTTCCCTGTAGTTCAGCAATAAAACCTTTCTTCATGGTTGTGTAGAGCTTTCTCTGTCGCTCTGACATATCAACAAAATGTCTCTGGTATATTTTAGGAGGCAAATCCAGGCAATCTTTCTTTAAAACCCGAAAACTATGCCCTTCAATATTTCTGGTTAATTCATCTAAATTTCTATAAGCAATAATTTGTCTTTGCTCAAACCCTCCCATGACGCAGTATCGGTTCCTAAAACTATAAAACGAATCATACCCAAGAATCTGTGAATCTAAGAATTTAAACTGAGAATAAACATCAGCAGCGTTCTTAGTAATTGGAGTCCCTGTTAAGATCCTACGATACTTTGCATTCTTCCCGAATTTTATAATCATCTTGGTCCTTTTTGCCCCAGGAGTCTTTATTCTGGTGCTCTCGTCAACTACAAGCATTGTCTGATTGCTTAGGATAGCTCTTTCCATCCAATTAACAGCTTTTGGTGAAGTGAAAGCTTCAACATTAAAAGTAAATATTTTCAAACAATCTTTGGCAGCTAATACTTCCTCAAATTTTTCAACTTCTTTTTTATTCATTCCTGCTCTGTAATAAACAGATTTGTATTCGCACCAATCAGGTAAATGAGTTTCTATTTCTCTTAACCAATTACGATGCACTCCATTTGGGGCAATAATAATTAATGCTGTTATTTCTCCTTTGCCGTAAAGATAAGTTGCGTTATCGATGCAAACTTTTGTCTTCCCAGTTCCTTGCTCCATTAGAAGACCAAAGACTTTCTTATCTCTTGATATGTAAAAACTTTTTTTCTGATGATCAAAAGGCTTTGTCTTAAATGCAAAATCATCGTTAGCAGGTAATTCTATTTCTTTTAATTTTCTTGTTTGCTCTGCTGATTTTAAAGTTTCGATGTAATGATCAAGGTGGTGTTGTACTTCTTCCTCCCATACTGCATCTGGAAAAAATTTATTTATTCGACTTAATGATGCAGACGTTGGTTGAAATAAAAGTTCTCTTCCTATCCACCTCTTGTAACCAGGTAATGTATCAAGAATTTCCCTCGTTTCTGAGTCAAGATTAGGAACTGTCAATAAACAGTACCTATCTCCAAATGGTGCTTTACCGATCTTCAATTGGAAACTCCCCTAAATTTTTTGGTCTAGCCAATGGCATTTCAAGTGTTAATGGCAATTCCTTGTAGGTAGCAAAACATTGCTCATCTCCATTAAACCAAGTTTTATCACCATATAATGAATTTTGTGCTTGATTGCATTCTTCAATTGTTGGGAAACTCACAACCACTAAAAAACTAAAAACCTTTATTGTTTCTGGAACAAAACTTCCTGTTATCATTTTCTTTTCCTTTCTTATGGAGCACAAGTTACATCGACAACAATTGGTATACTTCTTCCCATTGCCTTAATTCTTGCATGTGTTAATACGGCTCTCAAATTTGCAGATTTACAATCTTGAATAGCGTTAATTACTTCTTGCCTATTCATTTGATAAATTTCTTTTTCATGGACAAGATCCACCTCATCTGTTGTTTTTGAACAAGCAGACAAGGTGATTAATAAAACGAACAACACTCTCATTATGCTGCTTCTTTTTTTGGATAACCAAAAAGCTTGGTTGTTAAAAAAGAAGTCACTTTTGTGTTAGCTGTTATAAATTGCCTTGAAAGTTTTTCTTTTACAGCATTCATATCAAGTGTGCTTCTTTCAACTTCAGAAATCACAAGGATATGATCTTTTCCATAATAAGTTCCAGTTCCAATCGCTTTTAACATTTCGGTATAAGTTTTTTCTGCTGAAGCAAGTTCAGCTTTTTTTGCTCTAATTTTCGCAATTTTATCTACAATTTCACAAGATTTCATTTTATTTCCTTTCTCAGTAGTGGGGGATTTCTCCCCCAGTTAAATTAAGTTGTGTACTTTTCGCCAGTAATTATATTCACCATTTTTACTCCAGATCCCATTGCAGCTCTGGCTTCAAACCTTTGCTCATTAATTTCTTCCTGAGTTCTGTTTGCTTGGTTCTTTGTATAATCAGCGAAAAAGTCTGCTAAATACTCTTTATATGCTTTGTTAGTAGCTTCAGCAGTAATTTCGTTTATGTAACCTTTTTCAAGTAATTCTTTTACGCTTTCTTTATTAAAAGGTCTAAATCCCTCACCTTTTATACTAATACCCACTGCACCACACAAAATGCTGTATTCACCTTTAAGCCATTTTTCCTCAATATATGTCATTTTCTTCCCTTTCTAAATCTGGTGAGCCTTTTTGCTACTTACTCAGGTAGGTTCCCTTTCAATGTGATTGTGCGTTATTGCACTAGTTTTATTTCAGTCACTAGTTGGTGGTAAAGATCACCAACTAGTGCAGTAGCTTCTGTAAGAGTATTGAGTCCTTGAGCTTACCAAACTTGTAACTCACTCTGTTTCCTTCGTCATGCCATTGGTTTTGCTTCCTTTCTCATTTTCTATACCATTATAATGCCACAACCCACCTAGAAAGTAAAGCATAAAGTTTACTAATAAAAACAATCACTTACAAAAATCTATCTTGCAAATTTATGACTTTATCTGCCTGATTCGCAGAAGTGATTCGTTTTTCACCAGTTAAAAATTCCTCTTGCCTTGGAGTAAATATCTGGTTGTTGTTTCTTCTCATAACCATATCTTCAGCCATTTTAGGTCCAACACCTTTAATCATCGTAAATCCACCAATTAATTCTCCATCTTTTACAGACCAGTTAATCTCCGACTTTTCACGATCATAAAGTTTGTATTGGTATCCATCTTTCTTTAATTCCTGCAAAATGTTTTTTGTCTGTTCATCGTCACGAGCATTTCTCAATGTCGCAGATGCAAATTCCAATGGAAATTTGTATTTCAAAACACAGCAATAATAACTGACAATAGCATAGGCAACAGCATGAGATTTATTAAAAGCATAAGCTCCCATTGTATTAATATGATCCCAAATATCCTGAGCTTCACTTTCTGAAATGCCAAATTCAAAAGCTCCCTTTTTAAAATCAGAAAAATATCTATTAATAAATTCCTTCCCTAAAGATTTTGAAGTAGCCTTTCTTAGTGCAGAGACATCTTCCCATGACATTTTACCAATATCACGAGCAATCATCATTACTTGCTCTTGGTAAACAATCACTCCATAAGTTTCTTCTGTAATTTCTTTTAAACTTGGGTGGATATATTCTACAGCGATTTCCCCAGTTCTTCTTTTAGCATACTGGGCAGTTCCACCAGAATTTAATGGCCCTGGCCTAGCCAAAGATGTAATCGCTGATATATCGTCAAACTTCCTAACTTTCATTTCATTAGTAAGTTTCTGTAATGCATATCCCTCAAACTGGAATATCCCTGCATATTTCTTGTCATTTAAAATATCAAAAGCTTTCTGATCTTCTAATGGGTATTTTAATAGTTCAATCCTAGACCATCCAACTTGATCAAGAACATCTTGAATCACTGATAATGTCCTTAAACCTAATGCATCTATTTTTAATAAATTAAGTGATTCGGCATCTTTCTTATCAATCTGAGCAGAGTATTGGCTCACTGAACAGTATTGGCTTACTGGCTTATCTGTCACCAAAACACCTGCTGCATGAACTCCAGAATGCCTGGAATGATTTTCCATATCTATTGCTGTTTTCAATTGAGGATATTTGTTAACCATCTGTCTACCAATACGAGTGTCTGTCAATGTATCAAAAATGCACAAATCAGCTCTAGGTTCTCCTAGTGCTCTTTCAATAATGTTATCCTTTAAAAGCTTTATGTCAGGCAACGGCATTTTTATTTCTTTGCATACTTCCGATATGGCAGACCTTGCCTTGTACCGACTAATAGTTCCTAAATGAGCTACTCTTTCACTTCCATATTTTTTATTTAAATATTCAAAAACCATTTCCCTACGATCATCTTGAAAATCTATATCAATGTCGGGCATGTCAGAACGGCTAACATCAATAAACCTTTCAAACAACAATCCAAATTTAATCGGGTCAATATCTGTAATCCCTATTAAATAACATACAAGAGATCCAGCACTTGAACCTCTGGCTGGACCAACTAACATATGTTTCTTGGCATAATTAACCATGTCAGCAATAACAAAGAAATAATCCTCAAAGTTCTTCTCCTCTATTGCCTTTAATTCACGCTCTAATCGCTCTTTATACTCTCCGACTAGTGCAACCCCTCTTTGGAAAGATCCCCTCTCACAAAGATCTTTCAGGGTGCTAGAAGGATTAAACGAAACCATTTTACCAGTCGGCAACTCTGCATTACATTCATGGGCAATATAATGGGTATTTTCTTTTGCCTCTTTAGGTATCCAACTAGGCAATTCATAATCACTCCTAATATGCCCTGCCGTTTTTAACTTGTTGTTCCCGACAAGAATTTCATAAGTTTCTTTATCCTTAATTGTTGGGAAATAATTGTTTGAAGTAGCCACTGGTTTAAAACCTTTTTTCTGGCAAAATTCCAAAGCTTTTGGAGAACTCATTTCAATATATAAATTGTCTTTTTTCGTTACTGGCAATAATCCCCAATCTGGATTAAAACCTGACAACATTATTACATTCTCAGATACATCAAACAAATCTTCATATTGAAGTTTTTCCTGGTAACTACGAGTAACAAGTTCATAAATTTCAGCTAACCCCTGATTGTTTTTAGCAAGAAAACCCATCGTATTGTTTTCGGCCACACAAAGCTCTACACCAAGTATCGGTTTAACTTTATACTTATTACATACCTTGACAAATGGCACATGACCCCATGTACCATTGTCAGTTATAGCTATGGCATCCATCCCAAATTGAGCTACAATTTTTTCGATGGAGCCATAGGCAAGGCGAAAAGAATACTCTGTTCTAACCCTTAGTTGAATCATCGATGCCCTCCTGAATGAATGCATAAACCCCAAGATCGTGAATTGAATCCTTATGCTTTTTGTCCCACTGGTTACAGTATCTCATTAATTTATAAATAATGTGTGTCAAATTGCCGAATCGATTCATTTCTTCAACATCAGTTAAAACACTTGTTGGCAATCCTTTTGGGAATAAAGCTTTTAATACATCTCCATATTGATCATATGTGTTCCCATAGACAGACCTCTCAATGAAAGTCTCTTGAGCTTTTGACAAACTATGAATTATTTTTTCCCTTTTTATGTTTTTTGACATTTTTATCCTTTCTTACTTTTGCTCTTTTTATTACTGTTTGTCTTGATTTCGGAATAGGCTTTAATTTAAATTCTTCTGCAATTGATAACTTCATTTTACTTCCTTTCTTGGAAAGGTGGCACTAAGCCACCTCACCTATTTTAAGTATATCCAACCTTACATTCCCATGCATGACGGCTCTCCTTTTCCTTCGCCAAGCTTGGTATCCTTCCACTGTTTGTGGGAACCCATCTCTTTTTAGCCACTGCCTTATGTGGAGTAAAAGATATCCTTTTGATTTTAAAATATCACTGGGCATTTCATTATTTGTAATTCGATCAAAATATTCTTCAACTGTGAAATTATCAATTAAGAATCTTCTGAAACTTGGAGCAGAAGTTTTTGCACCATATTTCAATCTGGCTGCAAATATATCAATACCAATATGGTT